CTATTCTCTCAAATCCCTCGGTGCCCCCAGCCTAAACGGCAGCCGATGCGCCGATTTTTCCTTTGCATCTATTATCCTCTTAATTTTAACGGCCGCATTCTCTATCCGATTCAGCTCATCCCATTTTATAAACACCCCGTTTGCATAAAATGTCTGCCTTATCCCAAGATTCTGCGCATAGGTTTTCTGGTTCAAAATATCGATATTTCTTTCAAACGCATTAAAATACGCCACATGAAAATCTTCCGCTTCCGACGTGATATCGCTCCCCATAGCTTCTATCGCAAAATCAGAAAACAACACACACGCCCTTTCCCAAAGATAATAGATATTATTCTTTATCCTGTTATAATCCTCCAGCTCAAACCTGTCCTTATCGGTCCAGTCTGTCTTCGGTGTCTTCCATACCGCCATACTATCATCCCACCACCTTCCTCGCCTTCATGCTCCCAGTCCATCTCCCGTTAAAATGCAGCGTATTTTCATAGCTCTTCACCAATACATTTCCATATTTCGTTTCCAGCTCGAACAAATCGTTGGCATCCACGGAAGGGTCGCCCGTCCATTCCATCTGGTAATCCACGTCCCCAAGATAATAGGCCGCAATCCATTCTTCCAGGATTTTTGCATGTTCCTGCGTGCCAACCAGCGGATTGCTCCACGCCTTGCTCTCTCCGTTCCTGTTGTAACCAGCCACATATTTTTGCTCTTCCACGCTGTACTCGTATCCGCTGATGCTGTAACTGATAGTTGTTTCTTCTACAACCCCGGTAAACCTTATTTTTGCATAGTAATTGCTGCTTTCCGTCATCTCGGCCCGTATCGCGGCACGGCTTCCCACCCCGCTGTTTTCACTGATAAAGAGAGAAAGGCCGTATGAGGGTTTTCTAAAATAAACCAAATATTCATACCCGTCATAAGGAACCGTTATTTCTTCCGACGCGACGACGACCGTTTCCACCGTTTCTTTATAAGAATGGAATGAAACGCTGACATCCTTAATCTTATTCTGCCTTACCGCAACCGGCGCGCTGATCAGCTCATGGGTTCGGCGGAGTCTGTAATCCGTGTTTTCCCCGATGGTGACATGGCTTACAAATATCCTTGCATTGGGAATTCCCTTCGTAAATACGAATTCCATCTGGTCAAAATCAAAAAAGTCATGGTTTAACCGATAATCCATACCCGGCTCGTCCACGACAATCTGCTCCAGAAGTTCGCCGTCCTGATAAGTATTGATGCAGATCTGCTCCGGCGCATATTCCTGAAAGCGGATTCCGATGCTGAAAACTGTATAGGTAGATTCCATTCTTAACATTATTTTCGGCATCTCCCCATCCCAATGCCCTTCCCTGTCCCCATCTTTTCTCCAGACGCTTTCGCTGATATATCCGGTCAGAAGCAGATCATCCCCTTGTCTTGGAAGAAATTTCATGCTTCCGTCTACCGCCGTAAACCCCTTGCTTGCCGTCGCGTACCATATTTTTTCCTCGTCTGCCAAAATATTTCCCACATCGCTGTACCAGGTCTGGTTGTCCGCGCCCGCCTCCATCTTAGGAACAAAAGCAGGATAAATCACTACCATTCCTTTTCTATTTTCCAGCAAAACGCTTCTTCCGGCATTGGCGATCATTTGCAGCGCCGCTGGATGGCTGACTGCCGGAATCGGATTTTGGACAATAATCTCTTTCAAATAACTGTCAATAAAATAATTGGTTATGCCCGCATCCGCAAATACATCCTCTGCAAGGTCATACAAGCTGATCCCCTCTTCCCGGAACATTCCTTTGTAATAAATTCCAGTCATATGGTCAAAAATGTCCGTGGCGGTAAACTGCGCCTCCGATTCATTGGCGCTCCATTCCTTCAAATAGGAAAGTTTTTCCGGGAGCCATTCGATATCCCCGTTTCCGTCCACATCATACCCAAAAGCGACTCTGATTTCCTGCCCGGTTTCCATATAGGCCAAAGCGCTCCCCGGATTATCCGGGCTGTAGTAAGAATCGTAATTGGCCACAGTCAGGCTGACATCATTGCTCGGCAGCGTTTCGCAAACAGGCGAAACATGCTCCCTTCCCGAATAACGGATTACCTCTTCGTTTGTAAAAGTATTCGTAATGCCGCAGGAGAACCGAAGTATCCGCAGTCTTCCAGCGCCATTTACCATCCGTGCCGGTTTTATCTGTATAAATGTCGTCTTGTCAAATACGTCTTCCGTCCTCCAATATCTTTTATCGTTCTCCCTGTAGTTTTTTTCTTCCTGGTCCGTTTTTATCGTAAAGTCCACCGGGTAATAATCGCCGAAATCAATAGTGAGTCCTTTGATGTCATACTCTTCCCCGCCAAAATCTATATAGATATTCCCAAGAATCGCATTTGTTACAATTCCGTTGTTATAATAGTCGTAACCGGCATTTGCAGACGGGGCAAAATACATGCTTCCATCTACCCGCGAAAATCCCTGCTCCGGCATAGCATATATTCTGTCCGCCAGCCCGCCGAGAAACGGCTCCCTGATATCGGAAAAGTACAGAAGATCATTCTTCTCCTTATTTATCTGCACATGTTTCTGCGCCTGCAAATGATAAAGCCCGAGAACCACGCGGATATATCCCCTGTTTTTTTCACGCCTTCTTATACTTTGCTTATATTGATTACTTACATTTTGCATATCATCACCATCCGCAGTCGATTAAATGAAAGGACAACATTTCATCCTGAGTCACCATATGGGTAATTTTATCTGCAAACAAAGGTTTTCCTGTCCGATCCCCTGGGTACATGGTGATTGTCACCGGCTTCCCCGTTCGGAAGTCCTCAAAAGTCACAGGCACAAAAAAAGGCTCCAGCGACCGCAGTATCATGCGCCTTTGTTCCGGATAAAGCCCTGCCCATTGCAAACTGTCCAGTTTATAAAGATCCCGGCCTATTTTCTGCCCGACCACTGCCCCGTTCACATTTCTGTCGGTGTCCACTACCGTGCTGATGATATATTGGAACCCATACCTTGGACACGGATAATCATATCCGTTCACATTTAAAAATGACGTGAGCGCCATAGTTGTTCACCTCCCCCATTTAAAAGCCCCAGCCCATCCGATTTTTCCATTTGTCATAAGTCGTTACGATTTCCCGTCCGTCAATCGTAATGCTCCTTCCCGCTTTTACCGCTTCTATTAATTTCTCCAGCAGATCCTCTTCCCTTGTATTTTCCGCGCTGGCCCTCGCAAATCCCCTATACGCCGCCTCTTCGATCCCTTCCATCATATACTGGCTGTTGACCGAAAGATATTCGCTTCCTAACTCGCCAAAGAATCCGCCTGGCCTGTCCGCCATGCCATCCGGCCGGACTCCATTGACCTCCCATGCAGGGACAGCATAGCCTTCGTCCCCCATCAAATTCAGCCGGAAATTCCCATCGAATGGCCTGACCATGTTCTGCGCCAGTTCGGACATCTTATCCAAGATGCTGCTTTCCTCATGATCCGCGCCTTTCACAAGCCCCTGGATCATATAATCCGCAATCTGCATAAATGCCCTGGAGGGAGAATGTATTCCAAGCCTGTTCTTAAAGCTGCTTATCAGATTTCCCGCCACGCCGGATATCGCATCGTATGCTCTTCCTGCCGTACTGCTGATTCCTTCTATCACGCCGCCGATCAGGCTTTTTCCCGCATCCTGCATCTTTCCTGCGGTATTTTTTACTACGCCGTATATCCTTTCCGGCACATCCTTTACCTTCTCATAGGTATTGGCGGCAAAGCTTCCTATCGTATCCGTCACAGAATCCCAGGTTTCCTTCGTCCTGGACTTGATGCCATCCCACGCATCGGAAAAAAATCTCCCGATGCTGTCTCCGGTATCTTTCGCCTTGGCTTTCAATCCTTCCCACATATCGGAGAAAAAGGTTTTTATGCCGCCCCATATTTCTTCCGCAGCACCCTTGATTCCGCTCCAGGTATCCTTCAGAAATGAGGAAACGGAATTCCATGTTCCTTCCGCAGCGCTTTTCACCCCGTCCCATACTTCCCGGAAAAATCCTGCAACGGAGTTCCAGATGCTTTCCGCAGTCCCTTTTATTCCATTCCAGATTCCACCCAGGAATTCAGAAATACCATTCCAAATAGTCTCGGCGCTGTTCCTGATCCCTTCCCAGGCTCCTTGCAGAAATTTTGCAATTCCATTCCAGACGGCCTCCACGGCTTCCTTCATTCCATTCCAGATTCCCCCAAAGAAATCTTTGATTCCAGTCCATATTGCCGCTGCCATTTCCGATAGAGAACTCCAAGTCATTTGCAGGAATCCTGCGATGCCGCTCCAGACCGTTTCCGCCGTTTCCTTTATCCCGTTCCAGATCCCCCCGAAAAACTCCGTTATTTCAGTCCATATTACCGCTGCCGTTTCCGACAGAAAGTTCCAGGTCGTTTGCAGGAATTCCGTGATGCCAGTCCAAATAATTTCTGCGGCTTCTTTGATCTTATCCCAATTAGCAATAATCAATATAACTCCAGCCGCTATACCAGCGATCAAAGGGCCTGCCGGATTAAAGATGCCGGAACCAATACTATTAAGAACAGATCCAAGGTTTGATACGAGATTGATCGCTCCTTCCAGCAATTTTGAAAACAGTCCGTCTTCCCCGGTAATAACAGCGATCCCTAATAAAATCTTTCCTGCAAGCGTTTCAAAGAGGCCGTCTATGCTGCCTGAAAATACTTCCCATAAGGTATCCAATACCGTTCCGAGTATCCCCATCCAATCGATATTGGACAGAAATTCCCCGATTCCGCGCGCAAGCCCTTCCCAGTCCGTTTTTTGGGCCACTTCCTGGAATACCCCTAAAAGCTTCATCACAAAAGCGCTCAATATCTTGCCAGCTTCCTCCCAGTCAATCCCTTGTATCATGTTATTTAATCCGGTGTAGATGCTGACTGCTATCGATTCCCACGGTACGGATGCCGTGAAGTTTTTTAATGCCTGAAATGCGTTATTCATTCCTTCTGCCAGCATCGTTCCTATTTTACTAAAATCAATGCTTTCAAATATTCTGCAGACGGTTCCGGCCAGCTCGGTTCCAAGTTCATCCCATCCATTGAGCAAGGTATCGGGATTGATCCGGCACATATTTTCCAGAAAATCCTCTATTGTCCGCCAGGTATCCACGAATTCTTTTTCGAATGCCGCCCCAAGCTCATGGCTGTTGATTCTATCTATCATTCCCATTACGCCTGCTTCCAGCTCTTGGAAAGCTTTTTGGGTCGTCATCACTGCCGAATGGATGCTTTTTCCCAATTTCTGTATTGTGCTTTTCGCTTTCTCTACCGCCTCATCCATAGCTTTTGCTATTTTCTCCAGTGATTCCTTTAATCTTTGAGAATCTGTTTCCGCCATCGTTCCACCTCCCCATACCATGCATCCATATCCACGTCACCGGCTATTCCATTCACACGGCCCTTTGAGGTATATTGCCATCCGATCATCCCCGGAATCTGCGGCTGGTATTTTAAGTCCATCGCTCCCGTATTTTTCCCATATCTGGCAATCCATAGAGGACATTCCGGCTCCCCATACGGTTTGATATAATCTTTATAAAAATATGTGCCGGTATAAACCCCGAATGGCAGCCCTGCCCCCTCAATCACGGCTTTGTAAGCGTTGATCAGCGCGACCAATGTCGCCCCCAATTTTTTCTGGCAATCATCTTCCACATCAAGCCATACCATCGTCTGCCTTCCGTTTAAAATCTCCAGAACTTTTCCCGCATCCGTTTCCGCTTTTTTTATGGTCGTTGCATAGCTGTAATTATAAACTCCCTGAATCGGAATGCCCGCCTGGACGCATCCCTTCCAATTGTCTGAAAATCGTTTGTCCGGGTTCAAATCTTTTCTGATAATTTTAAGGATTGCAAATTCGATGCCGCTTGTCCTCACCGCATTCCAGTCTATCATGCCCTGATAAGACGACACATCAATACCCGTTTTAAAATTTCTTTTATCCATCCTAATCCTCATTCTCTGCACGTTTTTGGCCTATTCTGAAATTTGCCCCCATCGCTTCCAATCTCGCAACGAAAAGCTCTCTTTGTTTTTGCATTTCGTTTTCTGCCATGGTTCCGTTTCTATGATCCATATCAGAAAGCAAAGGTTTTTCTATATATTTACCTTTTGCTCTTTTTGAAAAATTTCGTTCTATCGCCACCGATACTGCGGACAGAACATACATTCCCATCATATGAAGCTGCGAGTCCTGCTGCTGCAGCTGCATGCGGTATGCTTTTGCATATGGTTCCAAATCAGCCGGGCAGGACCAGTCGATATCATCCGCCGTAAATCCATATTCTTTTGTTGCCAGAAGCCAGTACGGGCGTATTTCTTCGCAATAAAATTCCCATGTCAACTCTTTTCCTGCATCTTTGCCGTCATCTGCCTTGCCCGTTCCCTCTCTTCCGCCGCCTCCTGTTTTTTCTGTTCCTTCTGGAACAGTCCTTTTAAAAAACTATCTTGCAGCAACGCCTCCTGCAGCTGGTTAAAAAATGTCATAATATCGGCATCTTTGCCGTCCATATATTCCCCCGTCAATGCGAAGGCCTTATCCAGCTGCTCCTCCCGGCCTTCCCCGGTGTCGTAGTCATAGCGGAATTCCTCATGGCATACTTGTAATCCCACAAGCAGAAGCTCCGGCAAAAACAACAGCATATCCTCAATCGTTTCCATATCGGCTTCGCCGTCTGTTTTCGCTGCCGCGCTCATCCTGACCAGCTTCGATATGATTCTGCTTTTTAACGTTGGCTTATATCCAAATTTAATGTTGAATTCTCTTTCCCCAATTTTTAATTTCACAATCTCTTTCCTTTCCCTTTCTGAAACATGCTGGTGAAAAAGGGCGGCCCCGGGCCGCCCCGCCTCTCGTTACGGCTGGTCTTCCCCCGTCGTAAAAGGCACTGTTGTTTCCATCCCGACAAATTCTTCGATCGTAAGGTTCATTTCAACGACCAGAAGCTCGTTCTGGTTCTTTTCCGGGCTCGGAATCTTCGCGGGCGGCTGGGCTACAACAAATTCCGCTTTCGGAAATCCCGGTATAATCGTCTCAAACCACATTCTTTTCCCGGTTCCTTTTGCGGCATTATATGCAGAAATAACGCCTTCCCACTCGTCGAGCGTTTCGCTTGTATAATTTACGCCTACGGGGAATGTGCCGCCGGTATCGCCCCTTCCCTGGATATACCGTGAAACGAGATCTTCCAAAGCCGACGCATCAATCTGCTCGCTCTCAATCGTAATCCCTCCGATCGAATTGATCCTGTGCAGCTGTGTAAATGCCGCCGGTTTTTCTCCTGCCGTCGTTTCCATGCCATAACCAAATGTGATCCCTAACGTAGAAATTCCTGATTCCATAAATTTTTCCTCCTTATAGTTAATATAAAAATAAGAGCATTTCTGCCCCTAATTTCCGCATGCTATTGCTTTTTCGCCTGTTTCCATACCTGATTTACGCCTGTGCTGGCAAGTCCGCTGACGATTCCGATCGCGATCGCATTCAGAATATCGTTTGCCGGGAAATCCGGCATGGCAAACATCCCGACAATGCCAAGAATGCCTCCGCACACGCCGGCAATCACAGGAATTGCTTCATCCTTGATCTCCGATACGCTCTTTACCCCCAGGCCGATCAAATACGTGATCACCACGATTGCTAAAACTGTTCCGATTTGTGTAACATCCATTTTTCTCATTCCTCCTTTATTGCCATACTTTCCGATGTATTTCGAAGCACCCTTTTTCTATGTATTTCTTCGATATCCTTTAAATGTTGTTGATACCGTTCCTCCGCTTCCATCCGTTCTATCACCGTATATTCCACAACGGAGGTAAAGCAGCGCCTCCTGTAACTGGCCAGATCCCCCCTGTATAATCCTGCCTCTGTCCTATCAAATTTTTCCAGCAGTTCCCGCCTCGCTTTGCCTGCCCTTAACTTCCATAATCCTCTTTCTTTTATCTGGCGCACCCTGTCCACGGATATGCCTTGCTCCCCGGCAATCATTGCCATGCTTTTGCAATGTATGAAAATATCTTTTATGATGCGGTTTTCCCTTTCTTCCGTATATCGCTCCACGATCCTCCACAATTCCGTTTTTTCATATTCCGCGTATATTTTATTGACTGTTTCCTTCTCCAGGTCAAAACTGTCTTGCAGCATTTCTGCAAACGTCAGTCCCTTTTCTTCCGCTATCGGCATATCCAGGCTGCCCACGCCCTGCATATAGGCTCTGACCAGCCCCACCTCTTCTTCCGGTATCCCCATCAAGGCCGCTATCTCTCTGTCGGTCGCTTCCCTTCCCCTCTCCTGTTCAATCTGCTCCATGACTCTCCTGCAGCGCGTCATGCTCTTCCTTTTATTGCTTGGTATGTATACTGTGGATCCGCATTTTTCTATGTATTTCCGTACCGACCGGATAATCCAGAATTTCGCATAAGTAATAAACTGCACATGTTCAGACGGCTCATAGTGGTTCACCGCTTCCCACAGCCCAAAGTAACTTTCCTGCAAGATGTCTTCCATCGGCTCGTAGGCGGCATATGGCTTTAAAAACTTTTTAATCAGCGGCAGATTGTTTTCATGCAACATCTGCATATTTTCTGCGACACAACAGCCGCATCGGATCCTTTCGACGAGTATTTCATTCCCGTATACCATGCTGCAATACACCTGCTTCCCTGCTGCGCATCTGGCAATCTTTGTTTTGTTCTTCGAGTATAACTATACCGGCTTTTTTATAGGACATTCTAGGACATATGGGACAGGCTTTCCTCTTCCAGGTACCGATTGCCGTATTTCTCTTCAAACTCCTGCAGCGCCTTTCCATGCAGCCTTGTAATCTGCCGGAAAGAGTAATGCAGGCTTTCCGCAATCCCTTCCAATGTTTTTTTCTCTATGTACCTGGCGAATAAAATATCGTAAGATATCTCATCCTCCATGCTTTCGATCTGTGAAATAATCGCTTCTCTTTTATGCACATATTCCTCTACCGCCTGTCCGAGTTTATGCTCCATTTCTTCTATCATCGCATAAGATGCCCCTCCCCTTCCCCCATATGCTTCTGCCCCTGATCTTTCCGGCCCCTGCATACCCGCAACACTGCATTCCAGTTCCCGAAGCTGGGATATTTCGGATATCTTGTTCTGTATCATTCGGTTTAATCTGCTGACCTGTGATAAGTATTCTTTCGTTGTCATTTTTATCCCCCAATAAAAAAGCCCCGGCACACCTGGCAGACTTTTTTACGTCTGCCGGACGTACTGAGGCTCGAATCTCGCACATAATATCATGCTGTCCACTTCCTCGGAGAAATCGACGGCATATCATAACTATGTATCTCTCACATTTATCTGATTTATGAAATTGTCATTAATCTATCATGGATTTATGGATCTGTCAATAATCATTTATTCCGCTTCTGCCAGTTCCTCCTCCGTATAACCAAACGATATCATTTGCTGCTTTGTGATGCCAGCTTTTCTCATCCGTTCATAAAAATTCCACTGGTTTAAAAAGTTATCTTTCCATGCATATCTGAGTCATCTGTTTCAAATGCTATTATAGGAGTATCATACTCGTATCCCTGTTGCTTAATAAACTTAAGTTGAACAAACAGACCTATGCACATAAAAATAATCATAAATAGCAAAGTCCATCCATCTGTTAATTCAATTTTAAATAATGCAAATATAAAATCTATTGGATCAAAAAGTAGAGAATAATCATGTGTTATTCCAAAAATAAATTGATTTACATATTTTGCAATTGTCGGAGCGACTTGACTTGCTCCAAGAAATACACATGCTAGCGCAAATGGTAAAACACTCATTTGATGCCATACTGCAAATATAAGGCCTAAAATTGCAGCAGCCATAAGAGGCATCATAATGGCTGTTTCAAATTCCATATCTCCATTTTTACATAAATAAGTAGTTAGCATATATAACAACTTCATAGTAACAAGAAAACCTAAAACGAATCGGTTTACTGCCGGAACAGAATACGTCAAAACAGGGAAAATTATAGCTCCTATCACTGTTGCCGCTACAATAAACGTAATATCTGAATCTAATGAAATAGCTATAAATACACCACTAAAAAATCCAAGTATGAGTCCCCAGTAAAAAGCTGTTGTAGTAAGTAACCCTTTTCTCCATTTTAATGCACCAAATACTAACGCTGATCCAATTAACAAATCATAAATATCTGTTACTATCTGAAAAACAGTAACATATCTTAAAAAATCGTACATTATAACATCCCCCTTCTTTTGTAATTTACTAAAGTGTAACATTTCATATCTTAAAAGTAAATATTTAAATTAACTGCACTTGATGATTTCAAAAAGATCCAAACATACATATTATTAGCCAAAAAGCCATAACCTATTTCCTTGCTTCAATATACAAATCAATATCTTCTACAATGTATTTTTCTCCTGTTGTATGTAATGCTTCAAAACAGGAATAAATATACTCCCATACGCGGTATTTTGTGAACAATTCAGAAACCTGGCTGCCAGTTAATTCTTTTGCAGATTTATACTGCTCGGTACAATATATTAAAAAATTGCCTGCCTTACTCATAATCACGCCTCCTCCGGAAATGTGAATGTACCCATCTTTTTTTCTTCATCAAACATGTTAAATAAGGTTAGTCCGCTCAAGTGCCATAGTTTTGTTTCTTCCTGCTCCAGAAAAGAATATACCTTGGAATTATAAAATTCTTTAGCAGCAGTCACTTCATCATACGGATAATTCACAGTAATCAGGTGAATTACCTGCGGCACAAGGAGCATAAGCATAGCTTCAAATTTCTTTTTTTCCATTAAAATTTCTCCTCTGGTACCGTGCCAATAAACTTTAAGTAACTGAATGCTTTTTCCGAGGTAAGTACCAACTGGTTATACAGTTTTTTAATTTTAAGAGTAAATGTAGTATAGACATCATCATTGGCAACAGATCCAAAGATAAAATCAAATGTTTTACCTTCATATTTGCCTGATCTGCTATTTGATACAAAATCATAGATTTCTCTCCAATATTTTGTCAAAGTATCGATCAGCGAATACAC